TTATACCACTAACACTTAATGCATTAGCACCATGATTCTTAATATGTCCTTTGTTACGAGCTGCGATAAGTTTATCATTCTTCCAACTTATCATTATATTCTGACCATCTGTTTTTTCTGTAACCGCTCCTTCGCTATCAAGATTGCCTTGTAACGTATTAATAATTAGTGTCTTAAAATCTGAAAACGTTAAATTTTTATCATCAAACGGATGATTGAGGTGTCCATAAGCACCACCTTCTATTAACAACTTGACTTCTTCGTCTAAGTTAATTGATTCTTTAATGTCTGGAGAAAAATCAAATTCTTTAGTTGATGGCAATTTACCAGTAACGTCTTTAGTTCCTGCCCAAGACCATCCAGTTTTTCCTTTACCATATTCTTTTGATGGTTTTTGTGATATTTCATTACCTTTACCATCAATCCCCATCCACTTAATTACTTCCCAACCAACTCTTCCTACAATACTATTTAGTCTTTCTTTATATTTAGAATTTACATCATCTGCACCTGGAATCGAACCAGCTCTACCAAATGTAACTTGTCCTATAGGATTATAAATCATAGAATAATCTAAAATTGGATCTAATACTGCACTACTAGTATCGTTAATTATATAATCAACAACACTCCAACCAGATTGTTGCATAAAATTAGGAACATCATCTTTTGCAA